CACGGACTCAATCAGATAAGGTATTAATTGAATGATAACCTAGAAAATGTAAATTAGGCTATAAAAAGGGGGTAATAGTTGAAAATTTTGTTATTTTTTAGTGTATGCCTGTAAAAAACGCACCAGAAATCAGTCTTAGATATGCTCAAGGTCAAGTTTTTAACTGCGAAAAACGATTTCGTGTTCTCGTAGCTGGAAGAAGATTTGGAAAATCATACCTTTCCTGTATCGAACTACTTCGTGGAGCGATAAACAGACCAGGGGAAACATATTTTTACTGTGCTCCGACATATCGAATGGCAAAAGACATTGCATGGAAAGAATTAAAGAGATTAGTCCCTAGAATTTGGATAAAAAGCAAAAACGAGACAGATTTAAGGATTGAATTGATTAATGGATCGACAATCGAGTTAAAAGGAACAGAAAATGCGATGGCTTTGAGGGGAAGAAGTCTTTCGGGGGTGGTATTGGATGAGGCAGCATTTATGGACCAGGATGTATGGGCTGAAGTTATAAGGCCAGCTTTAGCAGATAAACAAGGGTGGGCTTTGTTTATTTCTACACCTGATGGAACTGCCAGTTGGTTTTATGATATGTGGTGTTTTTGTGGAGAAACAGAAAGAGATGATTGGCAAAGATGGAGTTTTACCACAGTTGAAGGGGGTAATGTTGCTCCAGAAGAAGTTGAAGCAGCTAGAAGTCAATTAGATGCGAGGACATTTAGACAAGAATTTGAAGCTAGTTTTGAAAATCTTACTGGTTTAGTAGCTGTTAGTTTTAATGATGAGAATATTGATAAGGAAGTTCAAGATTTACATATGATGCCTTTACTTTTGGGATTGGATTTTAACGTTGACCCTATGGCAGGAATTTGTGCGGTAAAGCATAATGATTGTCTTTATGTATTTGATGAAATTATGTTGACGGGTGGTGCAACAACTTGGGATTTTGCTGAAGAAGTTACACGCAGATATGGGGTAGATCGAAGAGTTATTGCTTGTCCTGACCCAACAGGTAGTGCTAGAAAAACAAGTGGAGTTGGTGTTACAGATCATACGATTTTAAGAAGATCTGGTTTTACTGTTATGAGTCCTAAATCTCCCTGGAAAATTAGAGATAAGATAACTTCTGTTAATACTGCATTGCTTGATGCTAATGGAGATCGAAGAACTTTTATTCACCCAAGATGTAAAGAATTGATAAAAGCACTCAGAACTCTTACTTACGCTCCAAATACAGGGTTGCCTAATAAAAACTTAGGAGTTGACCATGCTTTTGATGCTTTTGGTTATCTTTGTCTTCAGCAATTTAATTTAGCTAAACCAGAGACACTAGGCCAAACTTCGTTTAGAATATACTAAGAGTTACCTAATTCTTACTATGCCCTACCATACAGGTATGAAAAAAAAGAAGAAAAAGAAGAAGGGAGGTAAAAAACGTGGCGAATGTTCCTGTAAATAAAGCGTTATACTCTAGGGTAAAAGCAGAAGCAAAACGTAAATTTAAGGTTTACCCAAGTGCTTATGCAAATGCGTGGCTTGTACGAGAGTACAAAAAACGTGGAGGAACTTACCGCACGGAGAGTAAACGTGGCAAGAAGTAGTGGTGGATTGACCCGTTGGTTTAAAGAGAAATGGGTTGATGTCAAAACTGGTAAACCTTGTGGCCGTCAAAAAGGCGAAAAAAGGGGCTATCCAGCTTGCAGACCAAGTAAGCGTGTATCAAGTAAGACACCTAAGACTGCTTCAGAAATGTCAGCAAGTGAAAAAGCAAGATTTAAACGTGCCAAAACAGGTAGTAAGAAGATAACATATCAACATAGACGTAAAAAAGCCAAAAAAAGGAGTTAAAAAATGGCTAAATCTCACGCAATGGCAAGATGTCAAGGTTACATTGCTTCTGTAAGGAAAGGTAAGAAGAAAAAAAGTACAAAAAAATCAACTAAAAAGAAAAAATAACTGTGAAAGTTGCAGTTTCAAGGTAAGATAGTCGTATAAGTAAAATTTTTCTTAAATCATGGCATTTTTTCGTGGTGAAGAAGGCTCTGTTTCTTTCGATAATGGAACAGGAACAGTAGGAGCTATAGCTTCAACAACAGCTTGGACATTAGACGTAACAAAAGACACTCTTGAGTGTACTGCCCATGGAGACACTTCAAGAAAATATGTAGGATCATTAGTTTCTGGTTCTGGTACTGTTGATCTTCTTTATACAGCAACATCTGGAGATGATACTGCTGAGATTATTTCAGATGTATTAACTGCCGAAGATTCTGGTGATGCTACTTTTAATCTATTTTTAGACACAGGTGGTGCTAAAAAACTAAGTTTTAACGGAATTATTACAGGAACTTCATTTAGTTCTACTGTCGGAGATATTTCAACAGTATCAGTTAGTTTCCAAACTAATGGTGCTATAACTTCTGCTGTTTAATGCCTAAAAAATCTTATTCAAAAAAGCAACGCAAACTTGCTGCTGTTGCTCCACCACGGGATAAGATTACTGGTGCTGATTTTAAAAAGTTAAAGTCTAAGAAAAAGAGGAAGAAAAAATGAAAACGCTAACTCAAAGACAGCAAGATGCTTTAGCTAGGCATAAGAAAAAAGGTACTCATACTAGAAAGCACATGGAAGAGATGAAAAAATTAATGTTAAAGGGTAAAACTTTTACCGAAGCCCATAAGCTTACGATGAAAAAGGTAGGTAAATAATGGCTAAACGCAAAGGAGTCAGTTTATCTATAGGAAGAGGCGAAAAGTCTAAAAAAGGAGGACTGACTGCTAAAGGTAGAGCTAAATACAATCGTGCTACAGGAAGCAATCTAAAAGCACCAGTAACCAAAAAGAAAAATTTAACACCAAAAGAAAAAGCAAGAAGGAGGAGTTTTTGTAAAAGAATGGAAGGGGTAAAAGGTCCAATGAAAGATAGTAAGGGCAGACCTACTAGAAAAGCATTAGCATTAAAAAGGTGGAGGTGTTAACTAATGACTTATTCAATTCCTGGCGATTACAGAACGAAAGTACAAACTTCCACAACTATTGGTGATATAGACAGCCCTTTTACTCGCACGAGGGCTGTCCTCGATATGATGAAAGGATGGGAAATAATGAAAGCCGTTACAGAAGGAACAGAGTATCTAAGAGAAAATAGCGAAGCATTTTTACCATTAGAGCCAAGAGAAGATTACACAGCATACATGGCAAGAGTAAATCGTGCTGTATTTTCTCCTTTTACACAAAGATTAATCAGAGCAGCTACAGGTTTAGTTCTTAGAAAACCAATAACATTAACAGGCGATCCATACTGGACTGAAAATTTTAAGATGGATGTTGATGGTTGTGGCTCGGATTTAGACGAATATGCACGAAGAATACTAATGTGTTCTCTTACTTATGGTCAAAGTCATATTCTTGTGGATTATCCAGCACCTTCTGGAGCATTAAGTCTTGCAGAAGAAAGACAACAAAATCGCAGACCTTATTGGATTGAAGTAGATCCTACAAATCTTTTGGGTTGGAGATTAGATAGAGAATCAAATTATGGAAATCTTATACAGGCGAGAATTGCAGAAAAAGCTGTCTTGCCTGATGGTGATTTTGGCGAAAAAGTCTACGACCAAGTAAGAGTTATAGAGCCTGGTAGTTATAGAATTTTTCGTAAGAAGGATGAGATTGATGCAATGTATGACGTTGATGATAATTCTTACATGGGTGAATTTAGTACTGGCACTACAGACCAAGAGTACAAATTAACTGAATCTGGTAATTTTTCTCTTGGTGAAATACCTTTGGTTACTATTTACTCTGGAAAAACAGAAAATTTAGTTAGCAAGCCACCCTTACTTGATATTGCGTATTTAAATCTTGCACATTTTCAGAGACAAGCTGATTTAATTCATAGTTTACACGTTGCATCTCAACCAATGCTTGTAATGGAAGGATATGATGACCAGACCAAAGACTTAGCTATTTCTGTTAATTATGCAATGGCAACGCAGCCAGGGAATAAAATTTATTATGTAGAACCAGCTTCAAGTGCTTTTGATGCTCAATCTGCTGAAATAAAAGAATTACAGATGCAGATGGCAACTCTTGGTATTAGTACGCTTAGTCAACAAAAGTTTGTGGCTGAATCTGCTGATGCTAGACGTTTAGATCGTGTAGATACAAATTCTATGCTTGCAATGGTTTCAATGGAATTAGAGCAAAAACTTCAAAAATGCTTTAATTTTTCTGCTGAATATGTAGGAATCGAGCCACCAGAGGTAAAAATCAGTAGAGACTTTGACATTGAAAGGTTGATTGGTCAAGATATTACAGCCCTAAATTCACTATTTGAACAACAGGTTATAGATAGAGAAGAATTTAGAGACATTTTGGTTCAAGGTGAAGTTTTACCAAATGCAAATGAGGCTAGATCTGAATAGTTTGTTACAATGATAGACAAGTACATACATTCTTATGGCTAAATCCCTAGATAAGGTTCTTCAACCTGATGGGACTTATAAATGGGAACTTGTAGAACCTACTGCATCTGAAAAGATGGGCAATGGTCCTGAAGCTCCTGTTGTTTGTCCTGCTCCTACACCAAAAGCAACTAAGAAAAAAGCTGCTAAAAAGAAAAC